AATAAACTACGTCATCTTTTTTGTAGGCAGTGCTATTGTTCCACTCCCCCATGAAGTTAAACTTAAGTTTGCCTAAATCAATTTGTGCCATAATTAAATGTCAAGAATAAGGTTGCCAGTGGGTTGGAAACTAATAGCAGGAATACCATTTGAGTTTAGTATATCTTCTCCCAAGAAGAAAGCATGACTTGCCCCATTTTGGTAATAATCTTCTGTTTTGTAAACCTTTTGTGGGGATAATTGATCTCCTGCGGTGCTATATTCCATTACTAACATTCCATCATCTTCACGTTTAAAACCTAAAAATACTGAAACTCTAGCTAAATTTTGAGCAATACCTTTTGCAACATTAGCTTCATCTCTATAACCTTTCGCTTCATTTGCAAAGCCTTGTGCGTCATCTGCGGAGTCAGATGCTTCTTGTGCTTTGGTAGTTGATGTAGTAACAGCAGATTGAGCATTTCCAATACCTGCGTCTAGTTGCCCTTTTGTAACAGCGTCATTTGCATTTGTTCCATCTCCTAAGTTTGTTATTTTATTACCGCCTGAATTGACTTCTCCTGTTAAAGGTAACGAGCCATCTCTCTTTAAAAATAAATCTGTGTATGCTTTGTTTGCAACATCTGTGTCACTGACAGGGCTTTCTACACCACCTATTCTTTTTCCATTAGCTGTTAGATGTTCTCCGTCTGGTACAATTCCTGCTGCTGCGTCATCTGCATTTTCTTGCTGTGCAAATAATACTTGTCTTAATCCTGTATCAAGATCAAGCTCTGTAAGAACTGAACCATCTTGAAAGTCAACAACTGGCAAACTAATATCAGTATTTCTTTGAAACTTAATCGCAACACCATTTGCAGGAGCAGTGACAAAAGTTAGTTGTTGACCTGTAATCGTATAGTCAGTATCAATAGTTTTGACTACTTCATCTAGTGTTACAGTTATTCCTAGAATGGATATGTATGAAAAGCTAATAGCAAAATTAACTTCAGTTCCGTTTCCTGTGTGATTAGTAAACGTGTTGGTGTTGTTGACAGCCATAGTTAATCAAAGAGTTGTAAGTAAGAATCTTCTTCTTGATTTTTAGTCTTAAATCCATTTGACCATTTAGAAGATTGTCTCTTACGTTCATTATAAACATCTTGCTTTTGTTTAGGATAACAAAAGTTTTTATTATTCTTTCCACCATCACAAGATAGATAATGTTCTTTAGCTCCTTTCTTGTACATAGTATGTATTGCTTCTAGTTCATCTTTTAGTGCAGACCTCATATTTAAAATTATAGTTGTCTTCATTTGATTATCAAATGGCATAGTTAAAAATTCTGGGTCGCCTGTTTGTTGAGCAATAAACTTTCTTGCTTCTTCTGTAACATCTCCTTTTTTATTTAAAGGAATGTTACCTCTCATTATTTCTATAAGTTGTATTGCTTTATCACTTTTTAAAAACGTCTTCATAGCGTCATACATTCTCATTTTGTTCCCTTTGTAATACATTTGGTAGGTGGCAGTATGAAAAATTAAATCTCCTAATTCTTCTTGGTTTAAATAAAGAGCTATACCATTATTGTCTTTAGCAAATATCTGATCTGAAGGAGGTTCAGCAGCCATACCAGTTTCGTGAATAATGCTTAAAACTAAATCATTATTGGAAACTGTTTGATTTGACCAACCATCTGTAACTATATTCCAACTGTCTCTACCAAAACCAACAGGTGTTGTCATTAACTTACCTGTAATGTGATGTTGCATAGGTCTAGCTTTCCAATTACCAAATGGAGTTTTAGAAGCAATTTCATTTAATAATCTTCGCACCATAATAAAAGGTGCTGCTGAAGCGTCTTGTCCTCCTACTGAGTTTGTAAAAGCTCCTGAACCCACGCTTTTATCTAGTCTGACATTACCATCTTTTTCAAAACCAAACGCACCACTATTAATAGCAGTCTTTACATTCTTAGTAAGTGAACTCATAGGTATAGCTAATTGTGAAATCCTATTCATTAACCAAGCGTTTAAGGTTGCTTCATCTCTCATTACTTCAACTATTTCTGTAATTCCTCTTAAGAAATTTTTATCAATAAGGTTGTTATACATTGATGACATCATTACTTGATAAAGACTGTCTTTTTGTAATTGGTCTTCTGTTCCTAAGTGTCCTATAACTCTTACAGCGTCAGCACTTATAGCTAAAAAGTTAGCGTAAGGTTCAAGTCTTTTATAACTTACATATTTGTATTTTATTAATCCATCTTCTCCTCTAATATAAGTTACTTCAGAATTATCTTTATCTGGAACTTTCTTGTATGGTTCTCCTTTTCCATATTTTTTTATATCTTCTTCAGTTGCTAAAAATCTAAAAGAATAAGGCATAAAACCAGTTGCTAATAAATTTTCTCTTGCCATTTTATTTGCAGGTAATCCACCTGTTATTGCTATTGTTGCTTTAGGGTCATTAATGTTCCAAGCTGCTGTCATACCGCCTGCCCAAGCAAACCCACCCATAATAGAACGACCTTTAGCTATAGCTCTTTCATTTTTATTAACTGAATTTAATTCAGCTAAATGCTCTTTTACAAAAGAAAAATTCTGTAAAGGGTTTTTATTTACGTCTGTACTAAATTTACCTAGTCCAAACTTATCCAAACGTGTAGTATCAATACCGCCTAAATAAGTAAGCAACGGATTAGACTTGTTAAATTGCTTTAGTATGTTTAGTGGAGTTCTAACAAAAGGTATGATTTGACGTAATACAGGATTTTGATTGACAACAGTTTGTATTGCTTTACCACTTGTACCTTTCATTAAGTCTTCAGTAAATGTTGCTTGATTAGCATATAGCTGTGCATCTTTTAATAACTTTTGATTTCGTTTAGATAACTTACCAACCATTGATTCTCTGTTTACTGTATTTATGATTTTATTAAATTCGCTAGTAACGTATTTATTGTATGCTTCTTGACTTTTGAAATTCATCTTACTAGACCTTTCCCAAATATCTGCTTTTACATAAGACCTAAAATTAATTTGTTTAAAAAATTCATCTTCAGCCATTAGAAAGCGTTGTGGCAGTGTATAAAAACCATGCACCAACTTAACTAAACCACTTGCTTTACTGGTATCCAACATAGCTAATCTACTAAGATCAATAGTAGAAGCTGAAGAATCAAGTATATTTTTATTTGCTAAAAATGATCTACCTGCCATGTAAGCTGACTCATGTAAAGAAGTCAACATATAAACCATATCTTTATATGCTCTAGTAATTAAAGCAGGGTCGCCCATAGCAATACCCCCAACAACTTTAGTTATTGGTTTTCCTAGTGTATTAATACCAGTAGAAATTATATTTATTTGATGTGTTATAGGACTAGCTAAGATTGAATTTATAAATAGTTCATTAGTTATTTTCATAACCTTACTGTCTTTTTGTGCAGCAGTAATCATTTTTAAAGCTCTAGGATTCATAGCAGCTAAATTTATTCTTGATACTACTTTCAACAATTCTTTAGGGTCGCCATCTTCAGCTAGTTTTATTAACTGAGAAACACTAAATGATTGTAATGGGTCTTCTACTAACTCATCTTTTATTCCTAAATCACTTTTAACTTTATATTCATCAAGTAAATTTTCTACATTACTCTTTCTTAAAAACTCATTTAAACCTTCAGGTGCTTTAGGACTTGTCTCATTAATTACTCTAAGTGTCTTACCTATCTCTGCTTTAAATATGTTTTTTATATTCAACATATCACTCATCATTTGTAATGAGTATGCAAAGTCTTCTTTTAAAACTTGGTAATATTCTTGTTTTAAAGAACCTTTACCTGACATTTTTAAAATGTCTATTAACTGACTAGATAAATCTTTTATAACTATTGATGATTCTGAGATCATATCGTTTAAAGCTATAATTGATGATTGCAAATCTATCTCTCCTCCTACACCATATCTCTGACTAAATTCTGTAAATACTCTCAATGTATCTTCTGGCAGTTGACTGGCAGACTTTAAATACATTTCTTGAATAGATCGAGTATTGTTTTTATTTAATCTCTTAACTAACTCTCCACGTTTTGATATGTACTCTAATAACCCTTGACCTTCGCCAATTTTTGTTGTTAACTCGCCATCTATAATTTTTCCTGCATTAGCACTACTTTTTTCAAAAAAGTTTTTGTATAAGTTTCTTGGATTAAATGTTCTAGTTATTTTTGAATATCTTAAAGGTACTCCTTTAACTGTTTCTATAGGAACATCTTTGTTGTATTTAAAAAGTTCTGGACTGTTATCTATAGCTTCTTTATATGTACTAAGAGTTTTTAGTAAATTGTCATCTGCTAATTCATTTTCTATTTGGCCAATATCTCCCCCATTTTTTTTAAGAATATCGTCTAACTTAGCAATTATTTTTGCCCTTCTCGTAGGATTCTTTTTCATCTCTACAAATTGTTCAATTATAAAATCAACCATATTTCCTGCTGTAGTACCGCCTTTCTCTTTCATATATGCTGAAGCGTTTGTAATTAGGCCATTAAGTGCTTTTTGAGTAGGTTTTATAAGTAGCTTGTCTGCTCCCTTAAGGGTTTCTGGTGCAACTTTACCAACTAATACTTCTCCTATTGCGTACCCTTGAACTACAGCTAATAGTCTTCCTCTCAATCTATCTTCTAAGTCAGTATCTTCTGTGTCTGGTGCTGACAAAAAATCTATTATTGTACTATTTAAGTCATATTTATCTTCTAACCAATTAAATAAATTCTCATCATAAGGACTTGTTAAGGTAGCATCAACTGTTGCTCCTGCTACTGCTCCTGAAAGTATATCTCCTTTCTTTTTTGTAATACCTAATTTTTTATATAACCCACCTGACTTATGTAACATATAACCTTTCTTGCCATATCCAATAGCTTGCAAAGTTTTGGTAAACATAAGAGTAGGAATAACCCACTGACTTATACCTTTAGATAATCCATATATAGTACTATCTTTGTCTTCTGGATATTCAACAAAAAACCTACTTTCTCTAGCATCAACTTCTGTTTCTGAGTCTTCATTATATCCATAATTTATTGCTTTCCAATCATGCGGTAAATCAGGCATCTGATCGTGCATTATTATATCTAATACGTCATATCCAAAAATAATTAATTCATTTATACTCTCAACTCTTCCATTTATAATTCCTCTGATTAATCGTGATGCTGCTTGTTTAGATGTTTCTTTCATCTTTATAGCAGATTGTTCAGCATTTATTTTTCTTAGCTTTTCGTTTTCTGCTTGCTTATCTTTGAACCATTGATATACGTTTTCAACAAAATTATTTTGTTCTATTAATGGTTTAGTTGCATCTTTGGTTACAGGTATATTATCTTCTTTAGCATCTATAGCTATATTTGAATTTTCTAATCTTTCTTCATCAATTACTACTTCTTGCTCTTTTGTAATAGCAGCAGAATTATCTACAGGAGGTTTGTTTTCCTCTTGTATTTTTTCAGTAACTATATTTTCTGCTAGTTCATTGTCATTATTTTCTGAATGAAGAATTTTATTAATGTCAGCCATAATTAGAATAATGGAGGTTCTCTACGTGCGTCATTAAGAACATCTGTCACTAGCTTAACGTAGTCTGAGTCTGTTGCATAACCATTTTCTTTTAATCTTATTATTGCTTCTTCAGCAGTATTTACATTGACTGTGCCTTTTCTAGTAGTAAATCCATTAAACCAGTCGTCATTGTAATGTTTTTTGTAATCCAATAACATTTCTTCTATAGATGTAAAGTTTTTAAACTTAGCTCTTACCTTAACCATCTTGCCATCTATCTCTTCGTAAGTATCAGCTTCAGTAAAGTTACCTGATTCTATGTCTTCAGGTCTTGCTTTTATACCTAAATAATTATTTTTACCAGTAACTTTCATTCCATGATCTGATTCCACACCAAATTGTGCTGCAACTACTTCTGGGAATTTAATACCAACTTTTTTAGCTATGGCATAAATCGTTTTAAAGTTAGTTTCCATACGTGTTACTGCGTTTGGGTCTTTACTGATTACTACTTCAGTGTCTTCTTGTTTCTTATTTTCTTTTCCTTTTACAGGTAAATTCATAGCTATAAGACTGCCATCTCGTAAACCTAAGTTTGGAGTCATGTCAGACTGTACTTCAGACAAGTCTAAGCTTTCTATCATATCTCCTGTTGTTTTTATTTCATTATCTTCAATTTCCTTTTGTGTCTCTGCTAATTCAGTCGCTTCGTCTTGTTGAAAACTCTCCATTAAATTAACTTTCATATAAGCAGGCATCTGTTTGTACATTCTGCTATCTGTATCAAATCCATAATATTGTTGTAGATAAAGGTTAAATCGTCTTCCAAAATTTTCTCCTGCTCCTATTGGGAATGGCACTTCTCCTGTAGCAAGCAAATCTCCATCTTTAACACCTTGAGGGATAGTAAAGATTTTAGCCAGTCTTACGTCATCAATATTAGATAGCTTCATGTTCTTAGGATTTTTAATCTCATCATTAGTATTTACACCGCCTTGATCTTCTATAACTTCTTCTTTGGTTTCGTTATCATCAGTTATAACTTTCTTCTCATTGGTAGTCTCATCTGAGACAGTTGTTTTTTCTACATTTTTATTATCGTCTTGAGGTGTTACTACCTCCGAATTACCCTCTCCACCTTCAAAAACTTCTTTTTCTGTATCTGTATAATCAGTGGGTAAACTAAATCCTCGACCACCTTCTGCAAAAGGTGTATTACTTCTAAATTCTTTTGCTCTTTGTTGTAATTCTGGTATTGATGAATTTCTATATACATCTATTAATCCATAAGCATTGATCTGTTCATCTGTTAAAGATACATATTTTAGTATGTTTTCAAGTTGTGTACTGTTTACGTTATATTCTCCGTTACTGTTTTTATATTGGTCAAAGAAATACGCACCATCAATATTTTTAATGTCATAAGTATCAAGTACATAATCTAGTGTTATGTCTTCTGGTTGTCCTGTATCTGAAGTAGGTGGATTTCTTAAAATTTTAAATATATGTTTTGAAAAAGATTTTCTATCTATTTCTTTTGCAAGACTCAAGTTTTTTTCAGACAGTGCATCAAGGTCAAAATTTTGGTCATCTATAGCAGCTAAAGTTGAAGTTAATTGATCTTTTGCTTTAACAAATTCATTATTGGCAAAATCTTCTATTTCTAATTTATTAGGGTATCTTTTTATAGGTTTGTCATTTGCATCTCTATCTCCAAAATCATGTTTAGTAATGGCATAAATTCTAACACTTCTTTCATACTCATCTAAAATATCTTCTGAAGTATCTAAAATCTGAAGACCATTATCACTTTTTTCAGAAATATTATTAATTATTTTTTTTAAACTACCTGATTTTTTATTAGAGTACTGTATTGCGTATAGTCTTTCTTCATCAATTTCAGTATCTAATTGACCAATCATCTCATTATATAACGTCTTATCAGCAGGTAATTTTAGACTGTTATTCCACCATTGTTCTATTGCTGCTTCTGCTACGTTTCTTTCTCTATATTGTCCGTTTTCAATAGCATCTCTTAAATGTAATCCACCATCATAAGTTCGACTTCTATATGTGTTTCTATTATTTTCTAACCATTTTCTAGCCTTATCACTTTTTGCAATTATTTCGTTTAACTCTGTCTTTTCATTCTCTGTTAAATCTCTGTCCGCAGCGTTAACTAAAATTTCTTTCATTCTAGTTTTATCTCTTATTAATTCTTTTTCTTTACCAAACTGAATGTAATCTTTTTCTAAAGCTCTAATTTTTTTAATTGCGTTGTTTTTTTCTTTTAAATAATTTTGTTTATTTTCTAAAACTGTTTTGTCAGATAACTTAAATGTAACTACTGGTATTGTTGATTTTGAACCATCTGCATTTTCAACAACTTCATATTTTTGTATTGGTTCTTGTGTTGCTTCATCTAAAATAAGATCGCCATTTTTATCTGTTAAGAAAACTGGTTCAGGTATATTTTCAATACTGACACTACCATCTTTATTAATAACTTTTTTAGTTGCTAGTTGTTTAGGAAATAATTGTGGGATTTCTTCTATCCATTGAAGAGCTAAATCAAATCTATTTTCTCCTAGTGATGTATCATTTGCTATGGCTATTCCTGTTTCATTAACATAAGGTATAAAAACATCTTTATAAAAATCACTTAAATCTTTACCTTGATAAAACTTAGCTGCATTTTCTACTAAAAACTTTATACCTTCTTTTTCTTCTGTAAAATCTATATCTTCAAATTTAGCACTAGGATTTTTTTGCCTTTTGTTTTGCCAAGAAAGTCCTATCTTTTCTAATCCACCTGTGACTTCTGTTTTATGTGCTTGTAATTTATAAGCAGCGTGATCTGTTTCGTGTTGTGTTATAAATTTTTCTGTTCCTTTTTGTATTTCAGGTAAGAATGATCTTTGAAAATGAAACTCACTTATGGCTGCTAATTCTACATTTTTATTTCTATAGGTACTTATAAAGTCTTGTACTACTGGACTTGTAAATGGATATGCAG